CACTCTTTCCCTACACGACGCTCTTCCGATCTGTAGAGAAAGCCGGGAAGGGGCCGTCCCGATGAGGGGGGGTTATCGCTTCCAATTGCCACCTTTTTCCGGGTGTTGTTTGTTGTGACACGCATGGCAGAGGCTTATCAGGTTATTATTTTCCCATACAAGCTCCGGATATTCGTCCGCACGTTTGATGTGGTGTACCTCTGTCGCCTCAACTGCCCTGCCGTATCTCTTGCAGTGCTGGCATTTGTATCCGTCCCGGCGCAGGATGGCCGCACGCTTGCGCTTCCACCGCGTGGATGTATAGTCAAACGGCATCAATCGTTCCCCGCAAATAGTTTTATCTTTGTTCTTTCGGTTTCCAGCCTCTTTGTCGCCATATCAAAATATCCTTTGTGCGTCTCAAAGCCCCAGTATTCCAGCCCCGCACGGTGACATGCGATTAAACTTGATGCACTGCCCACGTGTGTATCAAGTATCTTGTATCCCGGTTTTGCGTAGTGGTTAAGCAGCCAGGTATACAAGGAGATTGGTTTCTGCGTGGGGTGGAATCTTTTCTCAGTGTTTCCTTGTGAGCTTGCTTCCACATACGCCGCATTCCCTGGAAAAGAAGTCCAGGCATATTCAACCGGAGCCATGGAAAATCCTTCCCTCGGGATGTTTGTCTTGCGCCATACGATAAAGCAGCGCGTAGGTGGGAGATCAAAGTAATTCCCGCCCCATATAATCTGGTCATTGCTGACCCGGGCGAGCTCCCGAAAGTATGAATCATCCGGTGCAACGTCCCATGTGCGTATATCTGCGTCGTCAAAGATACCCCCTTGACTGTATTTCGTCGCCCATGTCCCGCCCGTCCGACAAATCGTAACGCGAGAACCGTCCTCCAAATCTTCCGGTCGGGCCGTTCCAGTCAGTTGCCCCCCACAAGACCACTCTTGTTTGCATTTGCAGCGTTGCCGTATGGAGGATCAACTATGGCCAGATCAAAAAACTTGTCTGGGAACATTTTCATCCCGTCCATGCAGTCCATGTTATATAAGCCAGTTTCCAACATTTCGCTCTCCTTGTGCGCCGCCGCTCCACCTCCGGCTGCCTATGGCGCTATCCCCTCCCCACATCCCCGCACGCAGGAGGAGGACGCGCGGAAACTAAAAGCCGCCCTTCCGGACGGCTCGAAACTGGTCTGCCTGGTGGCTTTTCCTCCCGCCACCATGGCTTATTATCAATATACCACGGACTTACCGGACATACCGGACATTACAGATTTTTTTCCAAAAATCTTCTCACTCGCTTCCGCGCCGCCTCCTCAAAATGCGGAGATCCGTACATGCGCTTTGCTACCTGCCGCCAGGTAAGTCCATCCACGTACCGGAGCACGATCATTCTCCGCACCTTGATATCCCTCACAGAGGATATATATTCCTCCACATCCGCCAGCTGCTCCTGAGCATCCGCCAGACGGTTCCGGCGCAGGGTGTCTATCCTTCGCAATGCAGCTTCCTGCCTGCGGGATATACCGGATACCTTTATGGTATGTGCGCAGTATGGCCATTCCGGCGCGGATCCTCTCACGGTATCCGCCAGAATATCCAACCTATCCATAAGGCGCTTTTTGCGCTCCTCCAGATCGGCAACCTCATCCGCCAGCGCACGGTAGTTTTCCAACTGCTCTATGGTCATATTTCCCTTTCCGCCCGTCAAGCCGATAGCGCAGCTACGCTTTTTACTCTTTGATTTCCAGCATTGTTATATAGGAATTGTGTCGTTCATCCACTAAGAATCCCGGATGTTTAGCATCCTCTGCGTCCCGGTAAGGCTCTTTCCTGTTTTTGGGGTACTTATCTCCATCGTCCGCAGTCACAATTCCGTCTTTATATTCGTAAATTTTACCGACAGTCCACCAGTTAAATCCGCCATTCTCCACGCACACCATCTTACCGTTGTAATACTTCGGTTTCTCCGGATCGATGACTTTATGACTTCTTCTATACGCCCGAATGGATACCTTGTACCGCTTCCCTGATTCAAACTTTTCAGGATACGCAGGAGATTCGATATCTTCCTTCTTCAACGCCCTCCTGAGTGCCAGTTCACATCCGGTATATAGGTCAAACTGATCGTCCGGTGAGCACTTCGCCGTGCCGTGCAAATCTCCCATGTGTACGGTAATGGTGTTGCCGTTGCGCTTGATTACGCCGATGGTTTCTTCACGTTCAAACTCGGAGAAGGGGACGATTTTCCAACCTTCGTTTTTGTGGCATCCAGCCGTGGAATGTGTGAGATCCTTGTCTCGCTTAGCACCAAACCCGCACTCTATTTGGTGCCCATCAAGGCCGCTTCCAGTGGCAAAGCCGTCAAGAGGTAACATTCCTCCGCACCACCTAAGCCCCGCCTTCTGGCACATCTTCAAGAACTCAATCCGTTCTTCTCTGTTCGCAAAGCTGACCGCAATTTTCTTCTCAATAAAATCATTCATGGTATACATGGTTTTTCTCCTTTCTTACATCAGCACATGGCTCATCAACACTGCCGTGGTCACAGGCCCCACGCCGCCCTTGAAGGGGATGAGGTTGATCCCAGGATCGTACTCATCGTACCTATCACCAACATAGTCCCCTCCTACGTTAATCACTGTGCATCCGCGAGTCACCCACGTCCAGTCCAGCAGTCCCTTTTGCCCGGATGCACATACGACAATATCCGCACCGGCTACCAGCTTAAGCAGGTTGCCCTTGTCCGTCTTGCTGTGGCACACCGTCACAGTGGCATCCCGAGCCAGCATGAGCATGGCCGTGGGCTTGCCTACACGTTCAGACCGCCCGATCACTACCGCATGTTTGCCCGCTATGGGGATATTGTAGTAGTCCAGCATACAGATGATCGCCTCGGCGGTGCAGGGAGTGTCTCTATAGATTTCCCCTTCGTATGCGCCCGCCCTGCCCCATACACTTTGCCCATCTACAGAGTGCATACCAACTTCCGTAGCGCATTCGCAGATGTCAATCACATGCGTTTCTATGTATGCGTCCGACATGCAATCACTGCACTGCACATGTATTTTCCACCGCTCTGCTTCCTTCCTGATTGCCGCCAGATATTGCGGATCTTCAGATCCGTCCACCAGTACGGTCAATGTCTGCTGCCACGCGTTTTCTTCGATCCGCTCTGCGTACTGCTCCCGCAGGGCATCCGCTACTGGTTTGCCGTACAGTATCATGCAAGGTCCTCTTCATATATGATTTCCAGCCCATATGCTTTTGCGGCCTCATGTTCGATTTTGCATCCTCTGGCGTTTTCCCATCCCTTGCAAAAATACGCCGCATGGCACAGAGACATATTTTCCAGTGATTTCGCTAAAAAACATAGCGGTATCTGCACAACACCTCTGCTCTCCATTGCATCCTTGCCGTACCATTCGTTCGTAAACAGGGTATTGATGATTTCATATCCCTTTGCGGTGAGAGTGGCTATTGCACGTTCTCTGGTTGCTACGATTTCCTCGTTGGTTTTCCCTGCCATAGGCTGACTTAACATTGCTTTTTTCATGGTTGATTTTCCTTTCGTTTTTTGTTTTTATAGATCGGCTATATGGCCGATCGCTGGTTTGCCGTATAAGATCATGTTGCCTACCTCACCGTTATCTTTATTTTCAGCTGTCTGCCGAGCCACTCCAAGCCGGTTTTTGTGAGATGATATGTTGCTCCACGCTCATTCCGATGGACTCTGAATAGGCACTCTGGCAATTTATCCAGCAGCCTGTTTCCCTCCGGCACGTCTCCGTAGTAGTTCCGGTATGCCCGATAAAAAGCCTTTCCGTGGCGATGATACGGGCGTTCGTAGTCCAGCCCCACCATGTGCTTGCAGATCTCTATGGCTCTGGCAAGTTCTTCCTCCGTCAAGTCCATCTCAATGCCCATATCAAGCCCCATTGCACCCAGGTAGTTGCTGTATTCCTCATCTCGTTTTTCCACCCAGTTCCGGGGGTGTTTGCATCCTAATGCGCCATCCTTAAATTCGATCCCGTATGCTCCCTCTGCTTCCGGGCAGACATCTTCGGGGTCTGACAGGGGACAATATTCGCACCTCATGCTGCCTCCTTTGCCTCCGCCATATCGTCACACCACCGCAAAAATGCCCGGAGCAGTGGGTTTGTGTTGGCCTGATCTGCCCATCCGGCAAATCCGATAAATCCGTCCTCGTTAAAGCTGATGGCCTCACGCCGGGTAAAGTAGTGGGAGTTAACATACAAAAAGCATTTTATGATCGTCCCATTGGTGCGCTTTTTCATGTTGATTTTGCTGCTCATGTGCATGGTGCTGACCGATGTTTCCCCGGCTTTATTGGACTTTTTGATTTCCCGGTTTAGCAGCATCAGCAGGGCTCGGTCTGAGATACTGGCGATCATGGCCAGCTGCTCCAGCATCACATACACATCCGCCAGCTCGTCCAGCACCTGCAGCTGTTCTTCACGGGGTGTCCCTATGCGAGATACCTCGGTGATAAGTTCGCCTAATTCCTCCGTCACTTTCTGGAGCTGGGCCTTTTCCCCGTATACGGCGATGGCCTCGGCGTATACTCTGCGTCTCTCATCCAGCGTCATTGTTGCTGCACCTCCTTGGTGTAACACCCATCGTTTTTGTATTTTTCCGGTAGATCGCACTCATACTCCGGGCATTTGATCACCCGGTAGCTTTGCACCACTCTGTAGGGTGGCTGCTGCAGTGTGGTCGGCTCTGCCTCCCAGCCCTCCACGGGCTCAAAATTACGGCTCCAGCTGCACTTTTTGCATGCTTTGGCGCATGACCAGCACAGTGTTGCCCTACCGTTTGACATCCCTCTCCTCGTCATTTCTTGTCCTCCGTCATGTAGCGCTTGAAATTCTCCCACGGATCTCGCTCCAGCCGCCTCGCATCCATCTCGCGTATATCGTCCTCCCTGAGTACTCCGCCTCTACGATGCCGTGCGCTCTTTTCCCTTTCGCTCCGCACGCACCAGCTCCCGCATGGCTTCCGCCTCAGTAGGGCGGTAAATCTCTCCGGTCGGCGTGTATCTCGTGCTCATAGCAGCTCCCTTATTGTCACACTTCCTTGATGGAAATACTGTGCACCCAGCGCATAAGCTTGCGCTTTATGATATACGCTGGTGTTTTCATGCCCTTGGTGTCTTCCACGACGGTTTTTCCGTCCTCGCCGGTGTACACAAAATCGGCGATGTACTTCACCGCACGTTCCACCACGTTCCCGTTTTCGTCCCTTTGCGCCGGGAGAAGGAAAAACGGAACCTGCAATCTGAGGTCGGCGATCTTCCCGGCCAGCTCCAAAAGTCGCAGCTCCTGATACCGCCTCGCCTCTTTGAGGCTGTCGAACTTGATCCCATCCACCTGGCATTTTTTTGCCATGTACTTACTCACGCCCTGATCTCCTTTCTCTCGTCTTGGCAAGCTCGGCCTCCCATCCTGCGCCGTCTTGATCCAGATCTACAACCGTTCCTGTATCCTCGAGCGTTTTGTGCGCCGTTCGCTCATGATATCCGTGGTATGCCATCCCCGGCCCTGTATCCGGTGGAATGTCGTCCTCCCAACGTCTCCCGTTGAGAAACGTAGCCGGATACGGAACAAACTGCCCGCCATCTTTGATCCAGTCCTGCGACCTTTTGTGGTCTCTCACATGAGCGAGGATCCTTTCGACCAGCTCCGGCGAAGGGTTAAGCTTTTGCCATGCTTTCAGGGCGGCTGCTTTTGCGGCCTTACGTGGGTATTCCTGCCAAAACAAGGCGAATCCATCCATATCCGTACTTTTTTTCCTTCCGCTCCCCCGGAGGGGGGATGTAGGGGGGGTAGAATATATATCGACATCTACATCCTTATCCCCATCTACATCTTCATCATAGATTTTATCAGGTTCGGTTTTGGTTACCTCTTGGTTATGGTTTGGTTCCGGTTTGGTTTCGCTTTGGTTTTCAACGGGTTTATCTTCGGTTTCGACCGGGTTTTCCTTTGCTTCCGTCTCAGATTCCGCTTTTTCATTCTCCGGTTCCGGCTTGGATGCCTCTTGGTTATCCGTGCTTGCAGGCCGTCCACCATTCCTGCCGTTCTCCCGCCGCTTTGCGTTAGTATCCAGCACGGGGCGCACGAGCTTAAACATGGCGGCAGCTACAGGGTTGCCCTCGTCTGGCTCCTCACCGTAAAGGGAGTAATCCATAATGGCCTCATACAGTGCAAGGCGCGTAGCATCGTCAAGATTCCGGCTCGCATCCCGGAAGGATTCATAAAATACAAACGACGTGGCTTTCATCGGGCTCCTCCTGCTTAAAATGGGATATCGTCGGACGACATATCGGGCCAGTTTGCCGGGTCCTTGCTTTCTTCTGCCTTTGTGGTTTCGCCGCTCCCCTTCGGGGGCAAGAACTCGATCTCGTCGGCCAGCACGTCCAATGAGAGGCGTGTGGTGCCGTCCTTGGCCGTATAGGTACGGGCCTGCAGCTCGCCTATGACCGCCGCCTTTTTGCCCTTGCTCAGATACCTGGCACAGGCATCCCCCATCTGCCGCCAGGCGTTGATGCGGAAGAAGTCGGTCTGCTTCTCCCCGCTCTGGGACGAGAACCGGCGATTCACGGCAATGGTGAAGCTGCACACCGTCACTCCATTGGGTGTGGAACGGGTCTCGGGATCGTGGGTCAGGTTGCCTATAAGTGTGATCCTCTGCATATATCCTCCTTACAGATAGTTCCGGCCAAAGATGGCCACAAAATCAAGATCCGGGTGGGCGGCCTCAAAAGCTGCCTGTCCCCGTCTTTGGAGCATTCGGCGCAGCTCCAAATTGTAATGCACTCCATACGGAGGCTCGTTGTGCTCATAGTGGGTGAGCCAGACCCATAAACCATATTTTTCTGACAGCTTCCGGTTTGCCCCGCCGAAGATGTGGTGCTTTTCCAGCCACCGGGTATCCCCGGACAGGTAACTCCGTTTTTCCGTTTGCAGGATGCTTTTCATCATACCCTACGGAGAGGTATTCCCAGATTGCGGGCTTCCGCCTCGGCGCTTTCGATCAGCCGAGACATTTGCGATGCATCATATGCACTGCATCCGTAGTAGTTGATGGTGTCTACATACCCGTCAAACTCTCCCGCTTCCTCCACGATCCAGCCGGAGCCGTTGCTTTCCCACTGCCGCCGCCAGCTTTCCAGCGCATCTTTGCGGACGCTCCTTTGTATGCTGTTGCCGCCGATGTCCCGCACCACCTGCTTGTATACCTCTCTCTTGGGCTGCCGGGTGGATTGGGTGATCTTGTCGATCAATGCCCAAAAGTACGCCATGGCGGTGGGGCTTTTTCCGTTTGTCCACTTGCCTACGGATACGGATACATATCCGGTGCGCAGATCGTCCACAAGGGCCCGGGCTTCCGCCAGGCTGTCCGCGTCCACCTCTACGGATAACACTGTGCCCCGCCCGTACTCGTGGGTAAGGCGGGGATTGAGAGCCTTGATCTTATACACTGTAGTCACCTCTGCGGGTTCTTCCGGTTTCCGGTCTGCGGGCATGGCTTCCGATTGTCGGCTCGTTGTATCTGGTGGCCTCCTCTATGGTCAGCTGCACGCCATCAATGGAGATCCTCGGCAATGCGCCGGTATAGCACAGACGGGAGTAGACGCGCACGGCCTTTGCCTTATCGGTGGTGGTCAGGTAGGTATGTCGATGGCCGCAGTTGATGATATACACCTCATAGGTTTTAATCTTCTTCTTCGCCATCTCGTCCCTCCAGATACTTACTGATAATGTACACAAGCCCGTCCTGCGTGGTTTTAAATCCATCGGCCTGCAAAGCCCGTTGCAACTGCCCATACATCCGTTTTCCCACTCTGCAGTAGAGGCGGCACGGGTTCTTCCTTCGGTCTGGTTTCCGGGATTCTGGCGCGGTCGGCGGGAATGCCTCCGCGAGGTTCTGCTCGATCTCGTTCAAAAGGCGGATCCCGTACTTTTCCGGGTGCTCGCACTTGCTCAGGAGATACCGGTCAAAGCGGGGTGCATCCTCCTGCACCACTTCCACGATTTCCCGGGGAGAGAGCTTCCGGCTCTCCCGGAATTCTTTCATCTGGATCATCTTCCCTCCTTGCACGCTGCCGCCAGCAGTGTATTCAGGCGCTTGTTGTCCTTTTCCAGCTTGGCAATAAGTTCATCACGCTGGGCGATCTCAAATTCCAGATCGGTGATGGTCTGGCACTTCAGACCATTCATTCCGGCTTTGGTGGCCATGGCCTGATACTTGGCCCGCTCGATCTGTGCCTGCCGCATCTCCCTGCGGTCGGTCAGCTTGGTGTAGATCAGCCATGCCGCCAGCAATCCCAGGAGGATCACCAGCACAATGCCCAGCCGGTTAGCCGTTACGGCCTCGGCAATCTCTAACTCTGTACGCTCAATAACATCCGTAACCATAAAATCCTCCTGCATGACCCCATAGGGGGACGGGCTTGGAGCGCTTACACCGGAAGGAGGTAAACCGGATCAATGCGGCACTTCCCCGGGGAGAAAGCTGTCAAAGTACCCGGGAGGGGCCGAGCGTAGCCCGCCCTCCTATGGGGTCACAAAAACTCACATGATGGCAATAAGCTTAACGATGTGGTCTAACAGTTCCCGCTTTTCGTCCAGTTTGTTGTCGTATTCCTCCGGGAGGTCGATGCCGTTCCGGGGGAAGTATGCCGCCAGGGCACTGTCCGGCTCGTGGATCAGGGACAGGATGGTGTACATCTCATCCGTCCGCCAGGGGATCCTGCCCACCATCCGGGCGCTGAGGCATTGAGGGGTCATATTCAGCCTACGGGCCAGATACGCCCCATCCATGTCCATTTCCCGGAGCTTCAGCCTTAACTTGCGGTGCAGCATTATGCCTCCTCCTTTTTCAGGCTTGCGGCGGCTACAATGCCCTCCGCAAAGCCCATTACACGCTCCTGCTTGTCTTCGGGGAGCTTGTCCAGCAGTTTCTTGATGCTTTCGCCCAGCTGCTTCTCTTTTTCGCTCATGCGCTCCTCCTTTCCGTCAATATGCGGACATCCGCAAAAGTAACGCGGCAAACCCTTCTGCCTCTCCATCCGTAGCCAGGGGGAATGCCTCAAAGATAAGCTCCGTCTGTTTGCGCAGGATATCCATGGATCCCTCCGAGATGGAGCCGGTCAGCTGTTCTTCTGCCGCCAGCAGGTCAAGGAGGCCACGGGTCATGCTTAACAGGTCGCCCCGCTCTGCGGGATTGGTCAGGATAAGGTTTTTGCTGTTGATGTGGATACGCTCTGCTGCCTTTTGCAGCCCGGATACAAATTTGCTCATATATTTACCTCCATCAAGATCAAGATAGATGATTATAAGCGCGGACGTTTTGTTTTCCCGGCCAGAATGCTAAAAAAGTGCGTGAGCTGGCGCGGGAAATCATCGAGAGGGAAGCCATGGACGATCATCGCGAGAAACATCCGCTCGGCGATAAAGGAACTCGCTGATGTGCAGCATGGTTTCCGCCGCTCCGGCAAGGCTGGCCAGATCGGCCGCGCCGGTGGCGGACTTGTCTGCAAGGATTTTAAGCTGCTTTTCCAGCGCCTGGTTGATTTCCTGCCTTGTCATTGCTCGGTTACCTCCGTTTATTAGCTTGGCTATATTATAGCATTGCTCCGCTATATCGTCAAGTGTTTATTCTTCGCTCAGCTAACTTTTTTATTGACGCGCGAACAGGGTTGATGTATAATAAAAACAGAAAAAAGGAGAACAAAAACAACATGGAGAAAATCAACGAAAGAGTTTGTGAGCTCATAACGGCGAAGCAGATAAAGAAAACGCAGTTTGCCAAGGAGCTGGGCATATCCCAGCCGTATGTATCCGAACTTTGTAAGGGGACAAAATCCCCCAGCGATAGAACCATCCGGGATATCTGCCGCCTGTACGATGTCAATGAGACATGGCTTCGCACCGGTGAGGGGCAGATGTTTGTGGCCAAATCCAGGGAACAGGAAATCGGGGAATTCTTTGCCGATGTAGTCAAAGACCAGGGATTCAAAAAGAACTTTGTGAATATGCTGGCCAGAATGACAGCGGAAGAATGGTCCCTGATGGAACGCAAAATGCGGGAAGTTTTGGAAGAAGCACCGTAAGCGGTGTGGGATTCTTGTTTTACCATTGCTTGACACTCTTTGTTTCTCGATTGCCTATATTTTAATCTAATTACCTTAGATTGTCAAGCGAACTTTCTAACTTGTTTAGATAAACTCTTGCATTTTTAACCAGACGGTTTATAATACATTTACAAAAGAGGTGGAGAATGGAATCTATCGGAAGTCGAGTAAAGGCAGTTAGAAAAGCATTAAATCTCACGACAACGAAGTTCGGAGAACGCATAGGGATAAAGAACCCATCCGTCAGTATGATCGAAACCGGCAAGTCCAATCCGTCTGACCGAACGATCTTATCTATTTGCCGCGAATTCAATGTAAATGAAAACTGGCTGCGCACCGGCGAGGGAGAAATGTTCACGGAGAGATCCCGCCAGCAGGAAATTGAAAAATTCCTCTCTGATGTGGCGAATGGCAGCGACTTCAAACGCCGCCTTGTGCTTTTGCTGGCCCAAATGACAGAGGATGAGTGGGCCCTTATGGAGCGGATGTTGCGGAAAATCTCGGAAGAAATATAAAAAAGACCCTCCAATGGAGGGCCTTTGTTGTTTAGCGAATGAGGGAGCGAACAAAGTAAAGAATCACAAGCAGCTCGTCCTCTTTGAGTTTGGAAAGCATGGGAACCAGTTCGGCCAGGATCATGGAGGTGTCATCGGATTGTATATTTTCCATTTTTCTCTCCTTTACTATTGCGCTTTGGGAATAAATAGAGTTTAATGTATACATATCAGCTGACAAAAAAATAGTACCACCCGACCGGGATTAAATCAACAGTATTCAACATGCGCCGCGCATGCAGAATAGAATCATATATGATTGGAGGACGGGATAACGGATGTAGCAGCAAATGTCAGGGAGTTTCTGGACGCTCAGACAAAGGACAATCCTAATCTGAGGACAAACGCACAAATCGCCGAGTACACCGGTTTATCGGAGTCAACCATAAGCCGACTGCGGACAGGGACTATACAGCCAAGCAGCCTTGTGGTAAGACAGATCGCCGCCGCCTTTGGAAAAACGGAAAAAGAGGTAATGGGTGAGCCGGTAGTCATGTGCGCCGGATCCGAGGTCATTAAAGATCTTATGTCTATTTTTGACCGACGAATCCGGGAACGGCAGGAAAGCATGGAAAGTCTCCAGGCCAAGCTGGACAGCGCCCTGGAGATGATCAGGGAGAAGGATAAAAGGATCCTTGCCCTTGAGACAGATAAAGACCATCTGACACATGATCTGGAAACGTCAAGAAAATGGGCAATCGCCTGTGCCGTGGTGTGCATAACGCTGCTGGTGGCGATAGTGGCGATACTGCTCTATGACCTGACACATCTGGATCGGGGATGGTTTACGAGATTACTCGACCGATTCGGCGGGGCGAATATATAGGAGGGGTTGACGTGATCTGGTTTATTTTGTTTGCAACGGCCGTTATCATTATAGGGGCCAACGCGCTAAGCAAAAACACGCAGAAAAAAGTTTTTGAAAAAGAAGAGGCCGAAAAAGCGGCAAAAGAAAAGGAAGAACAGGAAGCCGCCAGAATTAAGGCGGAGCAGGAGGAAGCCGAGAAGAAAGCAGCGGCAGAACTGGAGAAAAAGCTACGCCGGATTTACACCTTTGACGTGGAGGGTGTGAAGGACAAGAACGCCAACGGCACCGACCGCCAGTCTATCCTAACCAAGGCCATGGAAAAGGAGGAATCAGACCGGAACAGTAACAAGGAGTGGTGTGACCAGTATTCCCCGGATATCACTCTTGGGGCCTACATCAAAGACGGAGTAAGAAGATGCAGCGTCCTGTTGGACAACAAGCGTGTAGGGGATGTGCCGCAAGAGGACTTGGAAACCGTGCGCGAGATCATGGTCAGATCGTACAGCACAATGGCCAACCTTTCCACCGAAATTGATAAAGAAACAGGCGACCCAATCACCGCGCTGGAAGTAGATCTGTTTTATAAGCTGACCCCAGAAGAGTTGGAAAAAGAAGAAAATGAAGCGCAGAAAGAATGAAGCCGTCTGGATCGAAAAGCGGCAATACTGGCAGATAAAAGTTACCAACGATATGGGGGAGCGGAAAACTTTCTGCTCCTCTGTTGGTATGACAACAAAAAAGGGAAAATTGCAGGCCGAACGGAAAGCGGATGAGTGGTTGGAAAGCAGCACCACGGGAGGATCCGCGCGGGTGGAAGCGGTGTTTGAAAAATATATGGATCATCTGCGCAAAACTACCTCCACGGGATATGTGAGCAGGATGGCCTCCGTTGGCCGTTGCTGGGTGTGCAAGTATGCAGGGCGTAAGCGCATAGGAGCCCTTACAGAGGGGGACTGCGAATCGATCATTGCAGCGGCTTACAAAAACGGGGCATCAAAGCAGCATTTGAAAGGCATACGGCAGTGCCTCAGCGGGTTTCTAAAATTTTGCCGGAAAAACAGGTACACTACCCTGCACCCGGAAGAGCTTGCCATTCCCAAGGGCGCGCCGGGTGTACAAAGATACATCCTCACCCCGGATGAGATCACAACGCTCTTTTCCAGTGACACGACCATATTCAAGGGCAATGAGGTGCAGGAATTCCACATCCACGCCTACAGATTCCTGCTTCTTTCCGATCTTCGGCCCGGGGAGCTGGCCGGGCTAAAATGGTCAGATATAGACGGGGCGCAATACAGCATAAACAGATCCATCAACATACGAGGAGAGGTAACGCACGGAAAAAACGATAATGCCCAGCGCTCGCTCATCATGAACGATTACGCCGCCAGGGTGATAGCTGACCAAAAAGAACTGCTGCGCAAGTGCGGGATAATATCACCGTATGTTTTCCCCGACCGGCACGGAGGTTTTTGTTCGCAAAAAAATCTGCGGCTCAGCTGGTACAAATACTGTAAGTACAACGGGATAGGCCGTCGAGGAGAAAACAAGAACGGGGCACCAAGATATATCCAGCCCTATGAGTTCCGGCACACCTGCTACAGTGTCAATAAGGACATGCCGGAGACGCTTAAAAAAATGGCCTTTGGGCATTCTCGCAAATTTGACGGTGACACAGTATACAACCACGAGATGAGCGGAGACAAAGAGCGGATCGCCGCATACAGCAACGCCGCATTTAGCAAAATTCTGGAAAAAAATCCACCCGCAAATCCACCCATTCAGAATTAAAAACTGGGGATATCGCATAAACGCACAGGTTAAAAAATCCCCAAAAACGGGGAAAACCCAAGTTAGATAAAAGCATAAATTAAACAATTATTACCGTTGGGAGGGAAGGCGTATAGCAAATAAAAATCCCTAAATATAGGGCTTTTTTGAGTTATTTTATTTTTCGTCCACCCGCAAATCCACCCAATCAACGAAGATTCGTTCCAGGCTTGACTTTTTGGGTGTTGTCTGATATGCTTATCTTGTCACCCAGCAATGGGCGTGGATTGAAATGTAGTGGAAGGTAATTAAACTTTCGCAGAAAAGCGGAGCGCAACGGCTCCGCCTTTTCTTTTTCTGCGCTTAGTTAATTTTGCACCGGTCAGAGGCAAAGGATACAAGTGCGCTGGTGGTGTACATAGACTGCACCGTTGCCACCCTTGCGAAGTATTCCTCCCGCAACATGGGCTTGCCCACATCCTCCAAAATCTCTGCCCTTAATTTTTTGGAAAACTGAGTACCCAGCCCCACCAGACGCAAGCCGCGCACAATCTGGGTCTTGTTGTCCAGCAGTACCATAGTCACCGCATAGCCTTTTTCCTCCGGAACCTCCGGCAGGGAAGGAGTACGGGCCAGCTGCAAAGCAAACGGGGAATCGTTCCACGGCAGGGACCCCAGCTTGGAGAGCAGGAACAACACACCGCCGACACGGACAAAGCGAAACTCGCAGGCCGTGCCAGCCTGAAACGCTGCGATCTCTCCGGGAGTGGGGGAGTTGTAGTTGTACACCAGCAAAAAACCGGATCCGTCCAGATCAAAATATGCGCCCTCCTTGGACAGATTAAGCCATGGGGCAGGCTTGCAGACTTCAAACATTTCCATTTGTTTCTTCCTCCTTTTAGTTAAGTTCTACGGACTTCGTTTTTTTGGCGATGTCCCGCATGATCAGGTTGACGATGTACCCGGACACCGTCCTGTTATCCGCGTCAGCTGCGGCCTGTATCTTGGCCTTAAGGTCAGGAGTTATCCTGACCTTAAGCATGTCTGTCTTGATCGTTTTTTCCATGGTCCCTCCTCACTCGTCAAACCATTTTACCGTAACGCCATGCGGATCACCCGCATCGTACAAGAGCTCGCCGGTGTCAAGCCGCTCGATCAGATATGGATCAGACCAATCAATGCCGTCCACCCGCCTCTGGGAAAAGTCCGACTCGCACTCGTCGTCCCATTGATCCAGATCCGGTGCGGTGTAAGTGATGCAATACTCATTTTCATCCTTGTCAACGACGATCTCGCTATAATCATCATCGCCCGCCCAATGCTCGTCATCCGTAAAAAACAGCCTGAGAGTCTTACCCCCGTTCACCAGGTCGATCCCGTAGTTGTAGTGCTTACGCGCGATAGTCATATTGTTTCTTCCTCCCTTTTCAATTTTTTTGCATCCAGCAGTTTTTCGATTTCAGCCAGTCTGGCCAGCAGCTTTTCTTTCTCATCGATCAGGGCGCTCCTGGTTTCAAAGTTGTCGTCCTCTATGACCTCCATGGTCACGCCGCAGGGCAGCGCTGCCTCATCCAGTATGGTCTCAGGTACGCTGCTGAGTACCACCACACTGCCCTCCTCGACCACGCTGCGCCAATTTTTCACGCTGCCGCCGCTTGCGGGGCCGCCTGCGGTGTAATAGACATCCTCTCCGACTCTGGCACCGCTGTCCCGGCCGGTGGCGCTGGACAACACCTTGCCAAAGATTTCCACGGGCCCGTGCCATTCGGTGCATTCGTCCGCAAACGTGAGGCGGACGGAAACGCGCTTGACGGTGTCCATGCGGTCATCCTCTCCCCAGATGTTCCGCATGATCTCCCGCACCTGCGGCAGGCTTGCGGTGGGCACCATCCAGGCCTTGCCCTCTGCGTCCCACCTGGCTCCGCCGATCTTGCGGATGGCGGAGACAAATGCGGCGTTGTAAGGAGTGTACACGGCGGTCTGGGTTCCATTGTTTTTAGTGGCGATCATGATTTTGTCCTCCTCTTTTTTCTTTATCAGGCGAGTCCCCACACGGTCTCCCAGCCGTTGGGGTGGTAGTCGCTCTTGCTGTGCAGAGCCTCGGTAGTGTCGAGCATGTCGAGCGCGATGCGGTCGATGACGAGACGGTTGCAGGAGTCCTCCGCGGTGATGTACCGATACTTGCGAGTGTCCAACACCCCGTAGGAGATTACCTTCTGCGCAAATGCTTTGTTGATCTTTTTCATTTTTTTGTCCTCCTCTTTTTGATGTACTTATCTTACCACATTGTGGCCACAAAGTCAAGCGGTAAATGCAAAAAAGTTCCGATTTATCTATATTTTTTTGAAAATAAAAAAGGCGGGATCTCTCCCGCCTTGAATACGCTAATACTTAATTTTTTACCCTTGCAATCGCCCCATACGCGCCGTTTGCCGCCAGAGATACCACTAACCCATTGACCAGCGTCAGCACAGCGGAGGATACCGTAAGCCCACCGGTAAAGATAGTCGCAGCCAGCAGCACAATAACGGCCACGATGTAACTGTATATCTGCGTTGGGATCTTGGAGATAACGCCCAGCCCCTTGGTGAGCTGGACGAACAGCGCCACAACGGCGGTGGCCCCACCCACGGTGAGCAGCGAAGTCCACGTGAAAAACTCCGGCTCTGCCCCGGTGTCGGCAAAAGCCGCCAGCGGCAACAGAAAGATGCAGAAGGTCAACAGAATGAGTTTGATCTTTTTCATTTTTTGTTTTTCCTTTCGTTTTTATCGGTCACTTTCGTCAAGATGTTCCAACCGGTCTATCCGGCGGTGCGCCTGCTTCGCGGAGGATTCCACCGCAGTCATGCGGCTATATAGCTCCGTGTTTACCTTTCGCTGTTCCCGGTTCTCAGTTTTTATGTCGTCCACACCGGATTTGACATACCCCAGTTCCGTTAAGATGGTGCCGGTCTGCTGCCCCTCCCCGCGCTCATCATGGGTCTTGCTCCGCGCAAAAGCCAGATACCCAAATACTATGCTGCATACGGTGCCGACAACCGCCAGAATAGATACCCAATCCACTTACACCTCCACCACCCGCGTATACCGGGGATTATTGGAGATGTAGCCTACCCGGCCTTTGTAGTCCACTCGATACCAGCCCTCACCAGACCAGTCCCGGATTGGGAGTCTGTCCCCCCGGTGCGCCGTGCCCAGCCGCTTTCCGAGGATGTTCCCGGCCTCCCGCACGTTGACGGATCCCAGCACCTCCACGGTCGGGGTCTTTGGGGTCAGGTCGATGTCCTCACCGTCCAAATCCGGGAAATACTTGGGTCTGCCGCACACGCCCCAGCCGCCCCGCTTGTAGGGACGCACAACCACGCCCTCCGCACGGCCTATGCACTCCACGGTATTCCCGCCCCCGATATAGATACCCACATGGTAGATTTCGGACGGCTCGAACCCGTCCCCGTCCTTGTCCGTCCACTTAAATACAAGGTCGCCAGGCTGAAGGTCAGAAACGTCAATCCGTTTGCAAATCCCAAAAAATCCCCGGCTGGACAGGTCGCTCTTTTGCAACCCCAACTCCTTCAGGCACCAGAAAACAAACCCGGAACAGTCGCCGCCACGGATGGGGTTTACCCCCTGTGCGTCCAGCTTGGCATACAGGGTCTTGATCATCTCCACCCGCTTGGCGTAGGGGATAGAGCTGGTTTTCAACCGCCCCTCCTGCTTGGCTATCCAGCTGTTGCGTGCCCGCTCGTCCATGGCGGTCATGTTCGCCCCGTTACCGCCCCAGACATAGCACCATGTGCCAGCCTGCCCGGCGGCAAAGTCGGCAAAATCCTTGCCAGTTACCATATAATCACCTCTCAAAATTGATATCTGTCCTTTCCGTTATAGTTCGGCTTGCATTTCCGTTTTTGGGAGCGGGTCATATAAGTAAGCCCCGTCCACATAGCGGTTGTCGTAGATGTCCCCAACCGGGAGGGTGTCCACCAGCACAGCGCCCTCCTTGGCGTACTGGGCATATGTGGCGGATAAGATCCTCCCGTCCGTATCAAGGTTGAGTGCGTACATCAATATATCCCCCAAATCTGGTACAGGATGCATTCCGTGTTGTCCTGCTTCCCGCTTATTTTCCCGTCGTTAGAGTTGTAATCATAGCCGTAGGCGTTGCCGATACGCACCTTGCCCCCGGCAGCCCGTTTAATGACCCTTGTCTGCAAGGTGACATGATAATTGTCCGTCCAGTGCGCTTCCGTCAGCACGCCGCCCCGATCCGTGTTGTCGAGGATAAACCCGCCGTTCGTGCCCACGCAGAGCAAAAACGGGCAGTTTTCATCTATGTCAATATCCTGCGTGGGGAGTGTGGATGTGGGGCTTGCGTTTGTCCACAACACAACAGGCTTTCCCCATGCGCCGATACCTTCCCGGGCTGTCGCCGGGGTATTCCCCCCTGTGCCGCCGCTTCCCACGCTCAGAGGGTCGCCCTCCAAGGTCACAGCGCCCCGAAAGTAAGCGTCAAAGTGGCAGTCAAACCCCGCTCTGGTCGGCGGCATACCCATAGACACTCGGTCACGGTTCAGGCCGATAAACAACGAGCCGGTGACAGGTTGGAGGATCTCCGCTCTTACCGGAGCAGCACCCAAAGCATCTGTGACGGTCAGCTCCACCGCATAACTGCTGGCCTTGTCGATCTCGCCGAAGATATACGCCTGACCGCTGGCAGCGTTGCTCTCAATGACGCTCCATGCCCCGGTAGACTTGTACCGCAGTACCGCTACCGCCGTGTTGTGCCCGCCGCACGAGGCTATATCATATGTGGGCGTGGCGCTTCCGTAGGTGCCTCCGGCATCGTCCGGCGTCCCGTCCTCTGTGCATCTGTACACGGATAAGCCGATAGCAGGCTGATAATACTGATAGCACGTCTCCGTGACAGTGGCAGAGGCAGGCCGGCCCCGGCTGTCCGTTACCGTCACCTTGTATGTCAGATCCCCGGTAGCGGTCAGGACGTTGGATGTGCATTCGGCGTTTGTCCCGCTCTGCGCTGCTCCCGGCCCCGTAAAGGCATACCCGGCTATGGTCGCCCCGGTTCCCGGCTGTGCGGCGGCGGTCAGCTTGATCTGGCTGTATCCCTGCAAGGCAATGCCCCATCCGTTTACCGTCTCATTGGCGTTGATTATCGTTTTTGTCAGCGTGACGGTGGGAATAACTGCGTCAGGGACAACAGCGTAAAAATAGGCCGTTGCAACCCCTCCCAGCTGTGCCCCGGATGCATCGTATGTCCACAGCTGCACCGTAGCCGTGCCCTTGGTCGCATTGGGCACTTGGGATACCCACGATGCCGGGAGTGTGAAGGTGCAGGAGGCTCCTACGTTCTCAAAGGTCTGTGATTCCGTTCCCAGTGTGATCTTGACTGTGTGGGTGTAGCTGGTGCCGTACCGATCAATGGTCACCGTTCCCTGCGTGGTGCCGTCCATAGGCACATTCTCGGTCACGCTTGATATGCTGCTGTTGGCCGGGTCATAGCTGATGCTCACGCCGTAGATCTCGCTCGTCCCGGCGTAGTTGCTTACGTTCCCATCCCGGTATTTGCCGATGCAGAGGATAAAGGTTCCGCTGCTCCGGATAGCGTTGAGCATGGTGTCCGTCAGGGTGATGGTGGTGGATGTGCCGTTGAGGGTGGCGGTCATGTACACCTCATCCGTTAAGTCCTCCACAAACCCCGCCGCAGTCTGCACGGCGAGGAATATCGGGAAGTCGGTCACGCTGGCATGGGTTAGGATAAGGGATCCGCTTCTGACCGTATTGGCATCCAGCGCAAAGGCCGCTATCCGCTGGTAGGTTTTCCGCGCGGAAGATAGGGAGTAAGTACAGGTGCAGCGCACCGTTACCGTGTAGGTTGCGCCGCTCTCCACGTTGATAGTGGTGTAGCTATAGCTTTCCCCGCTTCTGCCCTCGCTTGAGTACGCATTGCCTATGAGCGTGCTTGTCCCGATGGAGTTTGTTCCGTTGGACAGATCCCGTGTGCCGATTGCGCCTCGGTTGCTGCTTGCCGACTGGAAGGAGATAGCCGCCTTGGCGTTGGCCTGTGCCGCACTGGTAGCCGTTTGCAAGGTTTTCCCAGTGCCGGTGGCCGTAGCGGTCGAGGTAAACCCGCCCTTGGTGCGCTTACCGATTGTGTTGATGCCCGTTTGCATCGTGGCAGATAATATAGGCATATGTCCTCCTTACGTCAATCGCCCGATCATGCCCACGGCGGTATTCTCCCCGGAACCGAGGATGTAAAAATCCATGAGCCGCCCGGTAGTGCCGATGGTCAGTTGCTGGATCTGGGACTGCACCACGTACAATTTCCCGGCAGAAAAATACGCTATGGCGTTATTCACGGATACAGTTTTCTCATCGCCGGTAAAAAAGTACAGGATATCGTTTTCCAGCTTCAATTTTATCTGGCTGGTGCTCTCACCAATAACGATGCCGCCGTTTACCGTGGAGGTTTGGGCCATTAACCGGATAAAGCTGTGAATCTCGGAAAACTGCCGTGTGGTTTCGCCGTCTAAATCGCTCACGGTTTCGGAGATGCTGGTAAAGGATGCTTCAATCTGTCCGGCCAAGATCTCAAACCGGGATTGCATGCTGGATCTTAATTGTTCCAGGTCTCCCGTTGTGGCGTATTCCTGCAACGCCTCCATGATGATGGCCTGGGATTGTTGGATCAGTTGGGTTGTATTTTGTGCGCTGTCGGATATGGCAGACCGCAAACTGTCTGCTGTCATTTCCAGCTCCTTGGTGATCCTCCGCGTCTCGATCACCGCGTACTGGGTGGCACTGCTTACCCCCTGATCCATGGATACAATGGTTCCGGCAATGGAGCTTCTCACACTGCCGATATCCACGCTTTCATACCGATTCTGTAAGGCGTTGTAGCGCGTTTTCACAATCTTAGCCTTAGCAGATATACCTAAGCGAGAAAAATAAACGCCTACAACGTCTCCCAGATTCACGTTTTCCACGAACTCTTTAGATTGATACCAGGATACCGTGGTGCTTATGGTCGGCACCCCGGGATCATGGTTGGAGATGTATTCCTGCGCTTTCTGCGTCAGCTCTTCGGCGGTGGGTTTGTTTTCAAATTCTTCCGTCAGGTCTAACAATAAGATCCGGGTAAAATCAAATTCGCCCTCCACCGGCACATACGATCTGCCAAGGTCGGCGCTTCCTTCTTCCTCCGAGTACCAGTACGGATATACGCCTGTATATACACCGCTGCCATCTTCTTCCTGGTTGACATCCGTCATGTTTTTCCCGTACCGGATTGTCACGCCGTTGTCTTTCCCACGGTGTGCCCATAATTTTACCTGGTAGCGGTCAAACTCCAGCTCCCCGCCGTAGGTATCCAGTAAGCTGCCTCTTTGCCCGGCCACCAGAGACCGGGCAGAAGAAGGATAGGACACAACAAAGTCAGATATAACCGTCTTATCCGTTTCATACTCAAACGGATTATCGGTAACGGCGTTGGTTTTCATCCCCTCCAACGCAGACGCAAGGGATGGAGCGTTAAAAGGCTCTATCACAATGCCGCTCAGGTCATAGCTCAAGTGCTGGGCATTGATGGTCACCACCCCGTTTATGGGACGGCTTATCTTATAGACCCTAAAGGGCTGGGGCCTTGCGGTAGGATTTGGCTTTGCCAGTATAATGGAGCGTAGTGTTACATCCGCATAATGCAGACCGTTCAGCCTGTATTGCATTTCCAGCTCAAAGGGCCCGTTTAATGTTTCCTCCACCACACAGGAGATGCAATCAGACAACGCCCCCAACCCATTGGTATCCCACGCCGCAGCAGTGGGAGGATACAGTCTCGGATAGTTCATAGCGTCCACCATCTGGGGATGATCTTCACGGAGGTTACAGTCCCCGTCCAGCTTATATTGTTTGCCCCCTCGCGTAACACGGGGAAATCCGGGGCATTGATTATGCCGTTCAGATTTGTCGCGCCGTTATAGGCGTTCTGAGTTTCACTGTCCAGCGTGATCTTGTTTTCCAATCCCGTTATCCCTACATCCACATCCCCCACCGTCAGGGTGATATCTCCGGATCCGGTCACTTCTATCAACGGGAGCGCCGGGAACGGATTGGGCCCGGTCACACTTCCCGCCGCCGTAAGGGTTACAGGGGTTTCCCCTGATACTAAAAATCGCCTTGGGTCGCAGTTAAAGGAGATGGTCGCCCGGCCAAAGCGGTTAAGGATATTTTCTATATCCATTGGCCCCTCAAAAAATGCGAGGCGGAAGGTGTCCGCCTCGTAGCTGTCCTCTAACCTTTGGTACCCGACAGGCCCGGCCAGCCATGCCGCCGCCGCTTTGGCAACCGTGGGCAGCTTGGGCTGATCGGCGCTCAGATAGACCATATACTCCTGTGCGTAATTGTTGTATCCGCCCAAATCCTCCACCATGTCCCCAGACTTCCCCGGGATGGAGGTTATGAGGAGCTTCTTCTGTGCGTAGGTTCTTCCCGGATATCGCTCAACAATAACTTTCACGTCATCGCTGGATTTTCCCGCCCATTTGATCATTGCCACACCGCCTCTCTCCGGTTTACCTCATCTTGCATTCTGCGCATGACCGCATCTGCCAGGGCATTCACGTCCTGTCCCTCAGCGCCGTATACCTGTATGTTGATGCCGCCCCAGTTGGTGGTTGTGCTGCCGCCGTTTACGGATCCTCCGGTTTCTGGGATATTGTCCCATGCGGTCTGCGCTCTCTGGATAGACGCGTACGCCGCCTCCGACAACCGGGAGGATGCACGGGTAACAAGCGGGATGCTCTTTTCAAACCCCAGCGCAAACCCTTCGCCGTCATATTTGCCCAGCCGCATATATTTTTTTGACGGGCTTTGTATCATGTCGGATCTGGCCAAACTCCACTGTCCGGCAGCGGACAATCTTGCAGCAGCAGCGCCTACTCTACCAGCCATGCTTTCAATGCCTCGCGCGTAGCCTTCGCCGCAATTCACGCCAAGATTATAAAAATCGTTTGCGTTAATTTGTCCCTGCGCCGCTGCGACACCATCCGCCATCATTCCGGCAAACTCGTTCTTTACGGGCCCTCTTAACTCTCTCAGGTTGGATACCATTTCGTTAAGTTCTGCGTCCGTTGCCTCTGTTAACGCTTGCAAGCGCATTGCGGATTCCGTGGAGCCGTCCGCAAAGGTGGCTGCGAGTAATTCTATTCCTTCTACATTGCGGTTGATCAAAGTCCTAAAGTTCTGCGTATAGTTTTTGTAGTACTCTATCTGGCTTCTTTGCGCTTCTAACATTTCGGCTACGGAGGTGGTTGTTTTTACTTCAACCTTCTCCCAAAGCCCAAACTGCCCATCCAGGCTATTCTGGGCCGCCTCATATGTTTTGTCATACGCCTCTTGGATTTCCTCCATGGCCTTGGCTTGTTCTTCTGCCGCGTTAGACGTGGCGGTAGCCGCATTCTCGGTCGCCGTAGTGGCCTTATCTTGAGATTCTGTAATCCCCTCCAAGGTATCATATAGACCCGCCAGCGCCGTATCATATTCGCCAACCGTGGCGGTAGCCTCTTTGTATGCCTTGTTTGCAGCATTTAATTGCTTTTCGGATTGGTTAATCCAATCGTCACGCACACTATTGTTCGGTTTATACAGTTCTTGGGCCTTTACCAGGTTCTCGTAAGCAATCCTCTGATTTTCGATTGCGTCCGCTTTTTTTAACTCCAGGGATATAATTTTCTCAGATAGGGCAGACGCTTGTGCTTCTTTCACTTTAAGCGTGATCAACTCTCTTACGCTTACCGCCTGCGCATCCAGTAGGCCGGTCTGCTCGTTATATGCGTTCGTTAGTTCCGGCATTACCCCCACGAGCCTGCTGGATACTTCTTTCAACTGTTCCGTTTCCGCTGCCGTGCGGTTCGTTTTTTTGGACAGTTTTTCGTATACGGCCACCAGCGCAAGACTTTCTACCTGGGTAGCCTTCGCAGCGGAAACCGTGTCGTTGTAAGAGTCGTTTATGGAGTCCAGATCTCTTTTAAGCATCCTGTTTTTGGTGCTGACCTGGTCGCTTGCATTCGCTAATTCCAGCATTTCCCCCTTGCAGTCATCTATGACCGGTGCAAGGGCCGCTGTCGCGCCCATCAGTGCTACCATCCCCGCCGCCGCAATAGCTATATGCGGAGAGGACAAGGATGTAACAAGTGTTCCCAAGCTTTTAGATACCTTGCTTATATCATCAGCCTGCTTCGCCAGAGAGGTAAGCCCGGATAATGTTTTCACACCAGCCACCAGACCGCCGCCCACAAGAGCAACGTTTTTCATGGTGGTCAGCATCCCGCCAAGTGATTTATCCAGTTCGCCGCTTTTTAGCTTGAGCGTGTCCACCACATTGGGGATGGATGTCGCCGCTCTCTTTATAACAGGTGCCACGTTGTTGTATACGTTGACAAAACTATCCGCTACATCTTCGGTCAGCTGCGCCACATCTGATTCGGAGTCGCCCAAACCGGCCACAAAAGACTTAAAGGACGCAGACAGAGATCCCAAAGAGCCCTCTATGGTTTCCGCCGCTTCCCGCTTGAAATTTCCCGCGTATTTGGTGGTGCGCTCGAAAAAGTACCGCATGGACAATTCTGCCTTTTCGGCGTTGGTCATCTGGGAAAACGCTTTATCCATGCCCAGCTCCAGCCGGTAGGCTTCCAGGGTGGTGGCATTCATTGCCACGCCCAGATTATCCATCATAGTATAATTACCCTTAGCCGCGCCGGTAACGGCTTCCAGCGCCGAGGATACATCAATACCCATGACAGAGGCAGCGTCCGCCGCCCTCTCTATGGCCAACGTGGTCAGCTCCATAGACCTTTCCACGCTCAGCCCGGATCCCTGGAAAAGTGCGCCCATCTTGTTGGCCACCGCCAGATATTCCGCCTGAGACGTGCCCAAGGTCTTGGATGCGGTTTTGGATGTTTGTACAATTTGGTCGGCATAGTCGCCAAACACCGCCGCCGCACCGCCTACGGCCTGCTCCAATGCACCGTAAGCCTTAACAACCTGCGTCCCCAAAGTCGTTGCAACGGTCAGAGATGCCGCCGAAAATGCAAGCGTGACATTCAACGCCTTATTCAATTTGTCGGCGTAAAAGGCAACCTTCTCCGCCGCTTTCTTGGATTCTTCCGCTTGCCTCTTTTGAGCCTCCGCCAGGTCTTTTTCTCTCTGGGCCGCGTCCGATGCTTCGGTTTGCAGATCTCCCAATTCTGCATTCAGCTGGTTGATGGTGGCCGAGGTGTTATTGATATCCGCCTGCGTCTTTACAATGGCGTTACCCATGTCCTCATAGGCGCGCTGGGCGGTTGTAACCTCTTTACTGCCCTCCCCGTATTGGGCCTTTACTTCCTCCAGCTGCTTTCCGTAATCCTGGTATTGCTTCTGCTGCTTCGCAAGCAGGTCGGTGAGGGTGGCAAGCTTGTTTTTCTGGTTTTCGATTTGTTTTGTCAGTATGGGGATCTTTGCAGCGGCTTTCTGCTGTGCGGTGGCGTTTTTATCAAAGGAGGATGCCAGCAATTTCAGCTCAGAATCCAGCTCCTTATCCGCCTGGGTGATGCTTTTTATCGCCCGTCTATATTCCTGTTCGCCCTCTATGGCGATCTTTGTCTTTATGTCGCTTGCCATGGGTTACCTCAGTTCAAAAATATCAAAATCTGCCGGAGCTTCTTTTTCCTTTGCCGTGCCGTTATATACGGCAAGGCAGGAGATCATATCCACAAACTCCCCGTACCGGGTGGACAAAATCTCCTGCCTTTGCATGCCTAACTTACGCCCGTAAAACAGGGCCCAGGATAGGGTCAGTCGCCGTCTGGTCTTTTTTTTTGAGATTCCAGCTTGACGGTGACGGCGGTATCCACGTCAAAGCACTTAAACACTTTTTCCCTGAGGAGGATGTACTCCGGCATTTCCAGCCCCAACACATCCTCCACGGTCAAATAGTGTTCGCCGTCCGCGCTTTTGCTCAAAATAGAGATGATCTGCGCCCACGTTCTGGTTTGCTCTTCATAGGATTTTCCTTCGCCCGCCAGCAACAGGCCCACATTTCCAAAGTCCTCATCTTCGCAAAGTTTAGCGATCTCAATGGACGCGCCTACTGTCAACGCCAGTTTTTCCTCCATCGGCATATCCTCAGTCGGTGATGTTAAGCAACTGCTTGATCACAGCCACCGCATCCTCCCGGCTTTCCAGGTCGTCCACGTGGTACTGCCAGTTGTGGGCGGTAGTATCATCCCTAAAGATCTGGGCCGTGAGGGGGGTGTTCTGCCAGTCGATAGTCTTCTCTTGCGTGGCAGCGGCTACCGCCTCGGGATTAAACTTGGCCTTGGTCAGGACAATACCCCGCCAGGTAGTCACGCCTCCGGATCTGCGGCGCTGCAAGCACCCAATGCCCACGTAAGGAGCCTGGGCAGAATCGCCGTACTTGTAGACGCTGGCTTTTTTGCTTCCGCCAGTGCCGATGGTCACTTCCTCCGCAGCCGGGAGGCCCATAACAAGCGCCTCAGTCTCACCAAGCAAACCGTCAATGGTGATGGTGGCCGTGCCATCGGAAAACTCGCCGGAGGCATTTTCTGCCGCCTGGTTATCGGCATAAAAAATGTTATCCTCGGAGAAATTCACATCCAAAGACAGGGACACGCCGCGCCCAAGCGGAACGCCTCCGGAGTAGGTGGTAGTGCCGTCAGTGTTGCTATACTTAGCAACGTAGACATCGCTAAAACCGGTAATTACTCTTCCGTTTGCCATATTCATATCCTCATTTCATGATTTTGTTTATTTCTTCTTCGTAGGTTTCCAGCATCTTTTTTTGGGCTGCCGCCTTGGAGCTCCGCACTGTTTTTTTAATAAAAGGATAGGCACGCCGAAAAGACGTGCCACGCTCTACAGATCTGGCTATCAGCTGGTTGGGCTGTCCGCCAGGATACTTTTTTGTGCGTATCCCGTTATACCCATCAAAGCCGATCAATACGTTGTAACCGTCATTTTCGTGCTTCATGGGGGTGATGCCGAAACTCTCTTCAAGCCCTTGCTTTTGCAGGGGCTGAATACCATACACCGGGTTTTCCGGCGTGCCAATGCGGTTATCCGTTGGGATACCCTGTATAGCCTGACGCATATTGTCAGCCACCACACCAGCCCCTTCATACAAGGTGCGCCGGATGATCTCCGGGGCCTGTATGCTCAATTCTTCCAGATCGGCTATTTTATCTTCCAGCCCTCTAATGGTCATCTTCGCCATATCAGACAACCTCCCAATCCCATGAGTAGTGGATCAGGTTGGTTTCTTCCTCATACAGCGCATCCGTCAGCTCCCAGGCCATTTCCATGGACTCCATGGCTTCCTGCACTTGATCCACTACCGGATCAAATTCAGTTTGTGTGTAGTAGTCCACTTTGCCGGTTATGCCCTGCTCGGCCTTGTGGTTGTCGGTTTCATATCCGTTATCACCGTCTTCTGCCCATACCAAAAAAGGGGCCTGTAATCTGGGCCGCCAGTAGTGGTATGTATTGGGGGTTACCGCTGCAAAGGTCTCGCCGATGGCTTTAAGCCGTGATTGCAGAGATGTCATACAGATCATCCACCTTTCTAAGGGTCAGGTCGGTGACCTTCAAGCCGTCATCATCCAGCAGGTGCTGCACATTGTCAATCCGGTATTGCTCTCCGGTTTCCAGCACTGCGTACATGCCTATCTGGATATTTGGGTCAGCCCACACCCTTACAAGCATATCAATCTGCTGGTTTACGCCTTGCGCCGCGTAATACCGGCCATAGCCTATTGTTCGTGCGCCGTAAAAGTGCCGCCAGAGCTCTTGCAGCTGTGCCTTGGGCATTTGTCCCTGATTGGGAGGATACTCAAGGCGGCATATAGTCAGCAGTCCGTCATCGTAGGTCATTGGGACACCTTCTCGCTAAACAGTCGGTTGTTCAGCGCCCACCGCAGCATTCGGGGCATGGGAGGGTTGTCCTCCGCCCTTTTGCGATAGAGATACGCGGCATACATCACTATCAGCTCGTTATCCTCCGGGGTGTCCTGCAAGCTGATTCCCTCCCGGGATATTAACTCCCGGGAGGTCAAGAGGAGGTGTGCAAGATAGTCATCGTATACCGTGGTGATCATGCTGAGGTTAAGCTTCAGCAGCTTGAGCAGATCTGCCTCGGTCATGCGCTGCCTCAGGACTTGGTGATGGTGACGGTGTACACCTTAACGGCGTTGCCGTTTTTCACGGTGATGGTCAGGGGCTTGGTGCCGGTGACGGGAGTGAGGGTTTCTCCGTTTACAATGTTCTTGCCGTTGTAGGTCAGCGCTACGTTTGCGGCAGCCTGGGCAGGAGTGGCAACTACGGCAGCGGCAGCGGTCATGGTAGCGGTGTAAGCGGTGGTAGCCGCATCAAAGGCCGGAGTCAGAGTAAGCCCGCTGATACCGTCCAGGTCTGCATCATTGGCAGTGTCGGCGGCAAAGTCCATGGAGGTGGTCACATCGCTGCCGTTGATGTTGATAGCCACAAAGGCGCCGGGGATAACGGGAGCGCCGTCCGCTCTGGCCTTGCCGCGGAAAACGGTGTTGTCCTGGATAAACTGTACCTCCCGGCTGGCCTCGATGCTCATACCGGCGCGCTGGACAAACAAGTACAAATCGCCATAGCCTCCGACGATATCGCCATCAGGCATAAACTCCAATACCTCGATGTCGCCGGAGACGATAGGCAGGATGCCGTACACGTTAGCCACCACGTCACCGGAGGCGGTAAAGGTGATAGCCTTGGATTTCAGCAGAGCGTAGGTCTTGGAGTTCATGGCCCAGAACTGATTGCCCCGGCTGTAACGGGTAAAGGTGTTACCAGCCGCCACCTGCAAGGCCGCCCAGAACTCAGCGCCGGTCTTGTTGCTGGCGATCTGCTGGATGTTGCTGGTGTGCAGGTCAACCCAAGCCGGAGCGTTGGCAGGATAATCAGCAGGCTTGCTCTGCTGGGCAAGACGGGTCACAATGCCAAGAGGCATTCTGTTGGCTGCGCCCTTACCGTACAGGATAGCCTTATCCTCCGCCAGGCCGATGGCTTCCGCCAGCATCTCCACGATCCAGCTGGCAAGATTTACATCGTTGTCCTCCAGCAGGCTGTTGCACACAGGCACATAACCGGCTACTTTGTATCCGTCCAGGGTGACCTGGTTAAATGCAAAGGTCAGTTCGTTGATGGCCGCGCACATTTCAGTCCATACGGCTTCGGGGACGGTTCCGGCAATGGTCTGCCGGGCTTCGCCGGAGACGTTGCGCACGCGCACCCGCCGCAGCAGCTTGCTATAGCGGTACATGTTCTCGGCGATCAGATCCAGCATGACCACGGGGATAGTCAGCTCGCCGCCAGTGATGGCCCGGCTCTGACCCTTCATGCTTCTGAGCTGACCCAAAAATTCTTTTACCTGGTTGTCGCCCAGGATCATGCTACGCTCTTCTATGGTGAGAGCGTCAAACGCCCGGACGCTCATATCCAGGCTGCGTACATTGGTTTTGATGTGCATCTTGTTGCTCCTCTCGGTTTTCTTTTCAGGGTCGGGAGCCTTGCGCTCCAGGTCGGTAAGGTCTTTTTCGAGCCCTTCGATTTCGGCGTTGAGGGTATTCACTGCCTCTTCGTGGGCCTTTTTCTCCGTGTCAAACTTCTCCACTTCCTCAGATACGGCTTTCTGGGCTTCTTCGTCCTCAGCCTCACCGATAGCGGTTTCCAGTTCCTTTTCCCGGGTCTCAAAGTCTTTATCTTTGGCCCTGAGTTCTTCCAGCTGCTTCTTTTTCAGATCGATAGACCGCCGCAGCATGATGGTTTTAAGTGCCATTTGCAGCTCCTTTCAGCTTGGCGGTCATTTCATCCCGCCATTTTTTTACTTGTCGTTTCTTGATTTCGTCCCGCTCTGCTTTTCTGGCCTGCACGCCGGTATCCTCGTAAGCCGGAAAGGTCACTACGGACACCTCGTACAGTTTGACCTTGCGGATGTGCCAGGCAGCGGGTTCCCCGTCTTTGTACTCCACGTACTCATCCGTGATATCAAACCCAAAGGAGCACTGAGACACGTCCCCGCGTTTTACACGTTCGTACAGGTTCACCGCGTCCTGGTCAGCCTGATTCACAAGGATGCTGCCCCAAAGACCTCTTTCATCCAGTCGGAGGGTCAGCGTGCCGGAGATCGTGCGCCCCAGCACCAGAGTAGTATCATGGTTGGTCAGGGCCCGCACATCTCCGTCCGTTTCGCCATCAAACGCGCCGGGGTCTATGGTTTCATACGCTCCATCCCATAACTCATACCGGCTGTTGTATACGGCAAAATATCCTTCGATGTACAAGTTTCCGTCCTCCGCCCGGGTGTTAAAATCCCCGTTGCGGGAAATAGCGTAGCGTTTACAGATCATCTGCACCGCCTCCGTTCAATTTGTTTTGTTCCCCGATCATTCCACGGGGGATGTAGTTCTCCAGTATAACCAATTCGTCCAAACCATCCAGGGGAGGCAAACCCAGCCAATCCCTAACCTCATTTCCCAGCATAATGCCGCGTACATACTGGTCATCTGCCACATCCGCCAGTTCGGTAAGGTCATAGCTGTACAGGCTCCGACTATTAAAGCGGAAATACAGATCCGGGCTATATAAGAGCTTACGCGTTAATTCCTGCTGGATGTTCTGCGCCAATGGCATGATGCGCGTGGAAATAAAGTTGTTCCACGCTTCCTTTCTGAAGTCTCCCACGCCCAGCACAAACGGCGGCACCCCAAGAATGGTGGCAACCGTCTGCTTGTCCAGTTTCACAAAGTCCGCCAGCGCAAGATCAGATAAAGTCAAAGGCTTTACCTGTTCCACAGAAAACTGCTCCGATGGTATCAGCCAGGGTTCCCCAGCTTCTCCGCTCATGGCGTAGCTTTCCAGCAGTTTTTTTCTGCCATCGGGGCTGGAAAACTCATCCGTCAAAGCGTCCACTTTGACGATTATGGACGGTTTCCACTTGGACGACATAAAGCCCCGTTCCGTTGCCGATGCCTGTTTGAGGTTTGTTGCAACGCTCGACAAGGCTATTTGATACCCTTCGCCCAGCCACGGGTAATAACTCCCGGGGTTTGCAACAAAGTGAAGCACGTCCTCGGGATCGTACTCCTGACCGGCTACAATCACCTTGTAGCCAAACGCCCCATCCGGCACAAAGGACGCAAACGCGGGAGGGATAGGCACCAGCTGCCGAATATACCCGCTTTCCGTCCTTGGATAGACAACCGCATTCCCGTGCCCGTCCAATAACATGGTGCGCACGATCCACTGCACAAAGTTGGATCTGGTCATGTACTTGTTGGGGTTTATGTCCACTCTCCGGCTTAGCTCGTTGACTATGCGCACATCGCCCCGGTCGGTATTCTGCATAAGGTGGATGGTCATGGCTCCGATCAACCGTGCAATGGTGTCCACCGCCGTTATGATCTCCGGGTTATGTGCCAGGTTGGTATATCCGGCACACGCAAGAGATGCATCATCGCCAGCCCAAAAACCGACTATGCCGCGCTTTTTAGGTTCCGCCCTCGGTGCCGGACGGCTTCTGTTCTTTTTACTCACTCTTCATTTTCTCCCCACCATTTTTTCCCGGCCTTGGATCTCTCAAGGCTCTCAAGGTAGCGGATGCAGGCAAACACTGACGCATCAAACAGGTCGATTCGGTGTTCCGGCTGCACCTTGTCATATTGGATCATGTCGTCCGTTTTCTCTACGGCTGACACGTTCTCCACGCAGTATTCATACGCTTCGCTGTGCAGGTAGCACAGGCTTCCGTTTTTAGCACATTGTTCAATGTGCCGGAAGCCTTCTGATTTTTTGTAGTAATACTGAGGCTGGTCGATGATCTTAAATCCTGCCTCTTTCATGCCGATAAAATATTCCCGGCAGAATTTGCGGTCATGGCCCACCTGCCGGATCTTAAATCCCTTTTTGCGCATGGCCACAAACCAGTTGACCACATCGGCATGGTTGACGGTTGGGGTGTTGCACATGGTCAGCCACCCGTCATCCTGCCAACCAAACAAGGGGATATTGTCCTCATCTGCTTTTTCGTGTGCCCTGACGATCGGGAAAAATGCATGGGAAATGATGATATCCGTCCCTTTGTAATTCCCGTACAAACATGCTGCCGTCAGGTCGTGCAGCTTTGACAGGTCAGCGCCTCCGTACCAGTCAATGGGCAGCTTCGCCAGTTCGTCAAGCGTCCAGGTGTATTTCTGGTCGCTCTTCCTAAATTCATCGATGTCAAAATAGGCCCGCATGGCGGAGGAATACACGTTCAGAGATTTCGCAAAAAAGTCCTTCCGCTGCTGCGGATCGTTAAGCGCCTGTAGGCTGTCGTTTAAGATCTCCGCAGGCCGTATGCTCACGCCATAAGCCGGATTTGCCATTTCGTGGATCTTAGGATCCGTAAAATCTACGCTCCCGTCCCGCACCCCATCCGGAGCGCAGCACACAAAAATAAAATATTGTTCGTCCTTCACCGTGCCGTCCAGCACCTTCCGGCAATACTTTAATCGTTGTCCCAAAAAAGCCTGCTCGTTATCGCCAGCCGTGGAAATGCCGATCAGCAGTTTGTTTGTGTAGGCTTTCATGGCCTCCTTAAACAGGTTGTATTGCTTCGGCTTCTTAAAGGCGTGGATTTCATCACATATCGCAATGTTGCAGTTCAAAGAGTCTTGTGTGTCCGCGTTCGCCGCCAAGGCCCGGATAAAAAAAGAACCGTCCGGAAGATCGGCGGTCATGGAGTGCTCGTTGTTGTTGTCTATGATTTTTACCGCCCCGCCGTGCTTTTCATCCTCGCCCATCCGCTCCACGTTGTAGCGCAGGAAGTTATAGGATTCCAGAGACTGCATAAGGGCAGCTGACGCAATGTACATTTTCGCCCCGCTGCGCCTGTACCATAATGACAGGGCCCAGCTGAGGGCAGCGGCAAAGGTCGTTTTAATATTTTTCCGAGGCACAAAAATAAGCGCCTCGTGGTACCTTACAATATCCGTTCCCCTGAGCTTAAAGCCCAGGAGATTGTAGATAATAAACTTGTGGTACGGTTCCAGCAAAAACGGCTTCCCGCGCAACGGTGTTCCGTCTAGCTGCTCCCCTTGTTGGTGTACCAGTGTTTTTTCAATGATCTGGATGCAAAACTCCGGCCCTTTGGGATGCATCTCATATTCCGGATTTTCCAGATCCGCAAAAAATCGCTCGACCGCCTGCTTGAGTTCCGCGCAGGCAATTTTCTCGCCGCTCCGTATGCTTTCGGCGTACTTCAGCACCACGGGCCAGTTTTTACCCTTAGTCTGTTTCAATCTGCATCAGAGCAGCGGCAAGGCCGCTCGGTTTTTCTTTTGTGGGCCCGTCACCGCTTACTTTTTTGTAGCTGCTGGGTGTGAGCCCCAGTTCCCGCCAGTACGCCAGAGCGGATTTATTCAGATCGTCCCACAAAATAAGCAGTGGATTTTTGACAATGTTCGTTGCGCCTCCTTTGTTGGTGTGTCTCACCACAGGATTTCCTCCCGTATCCTCGTACAGATCAAGCGCATCGTCCCGTTTCTCTAAAATACCGGCAAGGGTGGTGATAAGGGGCGCGTATTCCTTCGGCGTGATGCCTTTTTCACGGCACATTTTCTTTATTATTTTTTCCCATGCTCCGGTATCCACTTTAGTTATCCCCCTTTTCCACAATTGTCTCTCAGAGTTGGAAAAAGT